ACTGCAGAAGATGCAATGAATGCCTATGTAGACCTACGTAGATCACAAGGTCGTCGTCCGTTTATTGATGCCCCACACTTTGAAATGATGTAAGCCATGAAGTTCAATGAGGTCATAGCAGTTGCAGGACTAGGGTTATTGAGTTGGGGTAGTCTCCAACTCTATCAGATGAATGCCAACATGGCAGTTGTAACTTACAAGGTTGAAGAGAACTACAAAATGATTAAGCCTATGTGGCAAGAATTTTTAGTAAGACAAAGCAGAGTTGCAGACAGCAGATGAGATGGTTAGTTCTATTCCTATTTCTTTCTGGGTGTGGCTTAACATCTATACTTCCATTTGGTGGATCTGGTGGACCTACAGTTAATAGTAATGCCCAGATAGGTAAAGAAAACAGACAGGCAGTTATGTCTGTGGAGACTAAGGAAGAAGTAACTGCAGGTAGGGATGTAGTTCAAACTGAAATAATAAAAGAGGTTGAAACAGGTAAAGTGGAAAACCTAGATATCATAAACACAAATATCCCACCTTGGGTAATCTTACTACTTATCCTAGGGTGGCTATTACCTACTCCCACGGAAATAGCTAGATCTATTACGGATTTTGTGTTAAGATTATTTGGACGTAAAGATAATCCTAAGTATAATAGATTCAGATAAGGAGTAGGGGTAATATAGCAAACGTCCTGTGTTCCCCCTAAATTATTCTATGAGAAACTACAAAAACGAATATGCAAAATATCAAGGCTCTCCAGCACAAAAGAAAAAACGTGCTTCTAGAAATGCTGCACGTAATACTCTTAAGAAAGCTGGAATAGTTAAGAAAGGTGATGGCAAGGATGTCAATCACCGTAATGGTAATCCTATGGACAATCGGGCAAAGAATCTACAAGTGACCACTAAACGTGCTAATAGATCTTTTCCTAGAAATAGCAGAGCAGGAAAAAGATAATGGCTATACCTGAACGAGTCAAAAACAAGATGAAAGAAGTTGGCCTTAAAGGAGTCAACAAACCACAACGTCTGAACGACAGTAGTGGTAAATCTCATCACGTTATGGCTTCTGAAGGTGGTAAGTACAAGTATATCAAGTTTGGTCAGAAGGGTGTAAAAACCAATCAGACTGCAGGACAACGAGAGGCGTTTAAGTCTCGCCACGCAAAGAATATTAAAAAGGGTAAGATGTCTGCAGCATACTGGGCTGATAAAGTAAAGTGGTCTCCCTCTAAAACTAAATCCCCATCTAAGAAATGGGTGAAAGGTTCCTAATGTGGATTGCCATAATGTTAGTCTGTTTTGATCCCTCTGCTTTATCCTGTGAAGTAAGAGCTAAACCAGAAGCTTTTTATAGTGAACAAGCTTGTAGAGAAGAAGCCGAAGCCGTAGCTGCAAGTATGCTAAAAAGAAATGTATATGCCGTACCAGCATGTTTTGAAATAGGGACAAGTTCGTAATGGCTATTAAAAAGAAAAGCACAGTAAATGCTGCAGGTAACTATACCAAACCAACTATGCGTAAGAACCTCGTGGCAAAAGTCAAGGCGGGTTCAAAAGGTGGCAAGCCTGGACAATGGTCTGCGAGAAAAGCCCAGATGGTTGCTAAACAATACAAAGCTAAAGGTGGGGGCTACAAGTCATGAAGAAGCCTCAGAAGTCCCTAAAGAACTGGGGAAAGCAAAAATGGAGAACTTCAGACGGATCTCCCTCGAAGGGTAAGAAGAGGTACTTGCCAGATGCTGCATGGAACTCTTTGTCGTCTGGAGAAAAAGCTGCTACTAATAGAGCAAAAGCAAAAGGTAATGCTAAAGGCAAACAATTTGTAAAACAGCCCAAAAAGATTGCGGCAAAAACTAGAAAGTTTAGATAATGAAAAAGACTAAGTGTCCAAAGTGTAAAGGTAAAGGTTGCTCACATTGTGGTGGTAAAGGCTACCACACAGCAGCTAACAAAGGTGGTATGATGGCTAAGAAACCAATGAACGAAGGTATGGCAGCTTTGAAGAAAGCAGCTCCAGCAGTAGCTAAGAAGATGGGCTATAAGCATGGTGGCAAGGTTCATAAAAAAGGCATGGCCTATGGTGGCATGGCTAAAAAGAAAATGGGTATGAAAAATGGTGGCATGGCTAAATGCGGTGCTTCGTATAAAGGATAGACTATGAAGATAGAAGGCGATCTAGTAGTAAATCATCGAGGTGCAGTCCTCGGTAAAAAAGTAAATGGTGTTTGGAAAAGTAAAGATAAAAAAGTTTTAGCTTTTGTTGAAGAACAAGAAGCACAGCCTAAGCCTAAAGCTAAGAAAAAAGCTGCACCAAAGAAGACTGAAGAAAAGCTAGAAATGGTTCGTGCTCGTGACGAGAATGGTCATTTTATTGCTGACGATCCCGAAACTGAGGTCAACGAGGCTTGGGTAGTCAAAACAATCAAGAAGGTAGTTAAGAAGTAATGTCTTTTACTCAGCAAGGTAAACCTGCACGTATTAGGTCAGTGTATGGTCACAATGAAGGTACTACAACAGAAGACGTGTATGTTTGCCCTGCTAATGCTACAGCAGAGGTTACTTTTATTCACGTTGTAAATGGTGGTGGGTCTACCAATACTGTTGAACTAGAGTGGTATGTAGCAGCAGATTCGTATACTTCTCATTTCTTAAAAGGTAAAAGTCTTAATGCTAGTGACTATATAACTTTTACTAATATTGATTTAGTTCTGCAGCCTGGAGACAAGATACAAGTGACCCCAACATCTGTAGGACACATAGATACAATCCTTACTGTAACTGAGACCTTTGTGCCTGTAGGGTAACAGGGTTGCAATTTTTATAATAGTATAGTATAACTATATGTGTAAAACTACTCCTGCCCAGTAAGGGTATAACATAGGAGTAGAAAATGTTTAAAAGATTTTTCAATAAACTAATTGAAGCAAGACAAGCCCAAGCAAATGCTCGTATTGCTGAAATGCATCTCTGGAGAATGTCTGACAGAGAACTTAATGACTTAGGTATTGGCCGAGGTGATATTAAGAGAGTAGTACACGAAGGTGTAAAGTGAGACTTTGGGAGGAGGCTCATGGACCCAGTCACAATAATCAGTGGGGCCACTGTAGCCTTCAATGCACTTAAAAAAGGTTTTGCTATTGGCAAAGACCTGCAGGACATGTCAAGCCAGCTAACTCAATGGGCTGGCCACATGTCTGACTTAGGTCAAGCTGAGAAGCAAGTAAAGAACCCTCCGTGGTGGAAAACACTGGGAGGTTCTGTAGAAGCCGAAGCTATGGAAGTATTTGCAGCTAAACGTAAAGCTGAACAGATGCGAAAAGAGCTAAAGGACTACATTAGCTTTACTATGGGGCCATCTGCTTGGGATGAGCTTGTAGCTACAGAAGCTAAGATAAGAAAACAAAAGAAAGAGCAAGAATACCGTAAAGCTGAAATACAAGAAGCAATAATTACTTGGATAGTTACAAGTTTACTTTTAGCAATAGGTTTTGGTACTCTTGGCTTTATATTATATATGGTGACATAATGGCTAGAAACCTAACAGAAAAACAACAGAAGTTCCTTGACGTATTGTTTGAGGAAGCTGGTGGCAACCTAGTAAAAGCTAAGAAGCTTGCTGGGTATGCTGATGCTGTTACTTCTAGACAAGTAGCAGAACCACTTGCAGATGAGATTGCAGAACTAACAAAGAAGTTTATTGCTTCTTCTGCAACCAAAGCTGCATACTCAATGTTTGAGATTATGAATAACCCAACAGATCTAGGAAATAAAGAAAAGATGGCAGCTGCAAAAGATGTCCTAGATCGTGGTGGTTTTGTAAAGACAGAGAAAGTAGAAGTCACTGCTGCAAGCCCACTATTTATCCTGCCACAAAAAGATAATGAGAACGAATAAAACTTGGACCCTACCTAAACCTGAAGTAATTGGTGGTGAGTACGTTTGGAAACCTGTAGTTAGAGTTGGAAGACATGTTCCCTTTGGCTATAGACAAGACCCAGATGACTGTGATATACTCCTACCAATTCCAGAAGAATTAGAATTGTTTGAAAAAGCTAAAGAGTTTCTGAAGTATTATAGCTACAGAGAAGTCTCAGCTTGGCTCAGTACTCAGTCTGGAAGATATATTTCCCACGTAGGATTATACAAGAGAGTTAAAATTGAGCAAAGACGTAAGACAGAAGCTGCAACTCAACGTTACCTCGCCCAAAGGTACAAAGAAGCCCTTGAAAAGGCGGAGAGGCTCGAAGGTAGACAGCTCGGACAAAAAGACTATCTCGACTCCAGCTCAACCGAAGCCTGAAGAGTTAGACTTTGAGCAAGCTGCTCGTGAGGTAATCTTTGAACCAAACCCTGGACCACAAACGTCCTTTCTAGCAGCAACAGAACAAGAAGTCCTATACGGAGGCGCAGCAGGTGGTGGTAAGTCGTATGCAATGGTGGCAGACCCAGTTAGGTACTTGGGTAACCCAAATGCACGAATGCTGCTTGTTCGTCGTAGTACAGAAGAGCTTAGAGAACTTATATCGGTAAGTAAACAACTCTATCCAAAAGCTATTCCTGGAATTAAGTTTATGGAAAGAGATAAAACTTGGGTAGCTCCATCAG